CATCATCGACATACTGCTTGTTAGCAGCATCTGTGCTTGCGACTGGTGTCGCTAAGTTTGTAAGTTTGTAACCGCCCATGTTGAGGTCGGTTGTAGGAGCGAAAGCGTGAACATGGTCCTCTTTGGAGGGAACGGTTGCAGTTCCCGCAGAACCTGCTGCGCCTGTGATCGCATTCGGTGTTGAAGTTCCAAGGGCTGGTGTGCCGTGTGTGTGATCCGCACGAGCATAATCAGTTGATGTTCCGTTGCCGCTTGATGCACCGTAAGAAGTCTGAGCAGTTACAGTTCCGAATTGATTTGTTTGCGCCCAGGTTGATCCGTTTGAGTAATAGAAAAGATAGTTGTCTGTTGCGTAGTAAATAGTTCCAGCGTCAACTGATCCAGCAGCAGGGCGTGCAGCAAGTAGTCCTGATTGAACCGCGTTGCCCGCTACTTCCCAACGAGTGCCGTTGTAAATGTAGAGTTGGTTATCGCCTGTGTTGTAGTAAACCTGTCCTGAGTATGGGCTTGATGGCGCAGTAGCAAGGTTCTGAATTACGGCATTCTGTAATTCGTTCTTGTTAAGGTCAATCGAGACTAGAAACTTACGGGCCATTTATTTCTCCTAGATCACATAGGCAGTGCCGCTGAAAGCACTGGTAAAGGTTATCACCATTTGACTTTTGCTTGGGTAAGAAAAGGTGCCTTCGCATTGTGTTCCAGCAGAGTCGAGAACGACCGCAGTTGGCTCACCGTTAAGATTGTGGTTGATGGTCCACACCGCACTTGCGATCGCTTGAGTGTGAACATAGAAAATCTCTCCACCACCTGGGCCTTGCGGTCCTGGGGCTGAGACGACAATTGTTGGAATGATCGGCTGGATGATTACTGCATCATCACTCATCGGGTTACCTCCGCTGAAACTACGACCTGGCCCTGTGCCAATCGATAAACAATTCCGCCTTGAGAAGTTATCTCGATGTCATAGTAGTAGGTTCCAGGAATGATTGCGCGGGTTTGTGCAGCCGATGCAGCAACTTCCACCGTTCCGTTGGTTGGCGTTGGGATTGTGATCCCATTACCGCCTGTTGCCAAAGATAAAACCGCTACTGGGTCCTCGGGTAAGGATCGGATCTGAAGCGCTGCTGTGTAGCCAGTTAGGTTGACTGGAACCGTTGCGATACCGCCTGAAATGTAGATGCCTGTGGCTGGGTTGGTCACGGTGAAGTTGGAACCACTCACGCCAGCGATCGTTGCAGCCTGGAAGTTGTATTGCGATGGTAGAACGCCTGAGATGTTTACCGTTTGCCCGCCAAAGAAGTTATTGTCGGCCGTGAAAGTTACGGTTGTTCCGTTGCCTGTGATGTTTGTGATCGTTGCAGGTTGTTTGTACTGGAAGTTGATGAACCAGTTAGCGCCTTGGTTGATTACGGTGTTATAGACGACTGCCATGTCACTCCTTCGGCACTTCGGATTGCGTAGGTTCAATCATAGCGCTTCCACATTTAGAACAATGCGACATTGACTTTGGCATTGGCAATCCACAACGCGGGCAGAAGTTTGCCAAAGCGCCAAAGTAAGACGCAACGCTGCTCTTGCCAAGTAGATCTGAAAAGGCCTGAACCAAAGCATCAATGCGATCAGGGGACTTTGCATCTTGCGGGGTCCAAATCGTCATCTGATCCTCCAGCAGCGGATACTCACCGATGTGGTGAATGCGGCCTTGCTCATACATCGCAGCAACTGGTTCGGCTCTCAAGCGCTTACCAACATGGGCGCGAATTTCACGGATCGGTAAGCCCAAGCGCACCTGCTTCAACACGGCACTCACCATGTCGCCGCCTTGGTTTACTTCAACCAAAATGCTGTCGGCTTTGTGTTCATCAAATACGGCCACGGCTTTGCTGGCCCAATCAAGCGGTGATCCACGGAATGAGTAGTCGCCCAACACATAACCGTGACCCGAAGCATCAGAACCGCACACGATAATTCCAGTCTCATCGCTTGCATCGGTATTAGTTACAGCAGGGTCAATCGACACCACGATCCGAGAAAGCGGTGGGGCCTTGGGTAAGCGAGCGCGTTCGATCATGCCCTTGGTCCAAAGTGCGCCTTCAACATCCTCGAGGATTTCGCCGTATAACTCCTGGCGGCCCAGGCGTGTGCCGTTGTATCGGGCCTGGAGTTCCAACAGGGCGGCTGGGGCTAGGTTGGCTGCGTTATCAAAGGTTGATCCGCGTGTGACCACGACAGAGCCGTCTGTGCGGCCCGCTAAGGCCCGAATGAGGGGCGTTGGCTTGGGGGTGGTGGTAACGATAACCCTGGGATGTTCGCCCAGGCGTAGCCCAAACTGTAACTGATCCCAAGAGTCGGAATATCGGTAAGAAGCCAACTCATCGCACCAGGCCCCATGGTGCTGCGGTCCACGGAAGCGCTCAGGTTCGTCAGCCGAGAAAAGTTTAATTCGGGAACCGTTGTTAAGAATGATCTCACCGTTGTTACGGTTCCAAGTCTTGAGCATTCGGTATCTACGCAGAACGCCTAGAATTCCTGATTGGCCCTCAGCGCAAGTATCTCTAGCGTCACCGAAGGTCGGGGCTACGATCGCCCAGCGTGTCATCGGCGCTTGGATCGCTTCCCACGCCAACCACTCCGCTGCCGTTCTCGTCTTGCCCGCTCCGCGACCCGCCATGTAAAGCCAGGTTTTCCAACTCCCCTGCGGTGGCAACTGTTCCGCTCTCGCTTGTTCCACCTTCCACTTCCAACGGCTCGCCGCTATCCACTCCTCGGATGAGATTGACGATGCGTTCGATGTCTCCATCAATGTCTTTGGTTCCGTCATAATTCACCACCTCTGCTTGGATGCGTTGAGGGGCATCTATGCCCACCAATCTTGCCCTTCTTTCCATCAAACGGATAATCGTACCGATGGCTCGATCATCACCCTTCATAGCCCTTGGCCATAAAGCAACCTGCATACGATCCAAACGGTCCAACTCTTGCCAGCGAAACTCCTCGGGCGCTTGAGGGATGTTGCGTGTCATGATTCGTTCCAAAGCACGCTGTGCGCCTGACGGTGTTGCGTATCCGACCTCTTCGGCTATGCGCTGAAAAGTAAAACCCGCCCTACGCAGTTCCAGGACCTTTGCTTCTTTGGCTTCCAGTTCCGCAGCCTTCTCCTCGGCTGTTTGTTCGGGTGCTTGGATCACCTCGACTGTAATCTTTTGCTCGGCTTCCTCCATCTTTTGCTCAAGTTCCAGGCAAAAGTTCTGCCGTTTTACCTGTGATGCGTTCAAAGCGGGCAATAATTACATCGCAATACTTCGGGTCAATCTCCATCACCCTGGCACGCCGTCTTGTCTGCTCCGCAGCAATCAGCGTTGAACCGCTACCCGCAAATGGGTCAAGCACCAGGTCGTTGGCTCTTGATGAGTTGTTGATGGCGCGTGTAATTAATTCAATGGGCTTCATGGTTGGGTGTTCTTTGTTTGACCGTGGCCTTGGAACTTCCCAAACGGAGTCTTGTTTGCGATCAGGTGGTTCTTGATGCGCGGCTCCAGGGGTCCAACCGTAGAAAATGCTCTCGTGGCGGTAGTGATAGTCGGCCCGCCCCATAACAAGGGCATCCTTTACCCACACCAGCGTGTGTCGCCAAACTTCAAGTTCGCTTAAAGGAATGCTGAAAGCCTGGAACAAGTTACCCGAGGGTGCGGCCACATACCAGCAAGCACCTGGCTTGGTGTAAGTAAACATGGCGTTGAATGATTGGCGCAAGAATTCCTCTAGCGCTCCAATGTCCAAATTGTCGTTCTCAATGGTCATTCCGCCCTGGCCAACATAAGACACGCCATAGGGTGGATCGGTCCACACTAGATCGACCTGGTCCTCGCCCAACAAGCGTTCGTAAGCCCCGACTTCGGTTGCATCCCCGCAAAAGAGTAAATGCTCGCCCAGTTGCCAAAGGTCTCCGTGTTTTACCTTGGCCTCGGGTTCAAGCGGTATTTCATCCTCATCGATTGGTTCAGGCTCGATTACCTGCGGCATTTCAAAGCCAAGCGCCTCGATATCAATGTTCGCATCGTGCAATTCCATGAGTTGCTGCGCCAAAAGCGTGTCATCCCACTCGGCCAACTCAGCGGTTCGGTTGTCGGCTAAAGCGTAAGCGCGAGCGGTTTCCATATCCCAATCAGCAGGAGCCACGGTTACATCAATGTGGTCCCACTTCAGGCTTTTGGCCGCTTCAAGCGTTCCGTTACCTGCCAACACAAAGCCGTCAGTCGTTATAACTATTGGCTTGCGTTGCCCAAACTTTGTAAGACTTGCGCAAATTGCATCCAGGTTCTTTTGGGAGTGCGTGCGTGCATTCCGTGGGTCAAAAGATAAATCTGAGATTAGCCTTCTCGTTACTTCCATTGCTCGCCTTCTTACTTAGTTAGGTTAAGCCTTGCGTCTAATAGATCATCAATGCTGCTCAATAGTAATTCTTTCTTTTGATGTGATAATCGATTGCCGTAGCGATCTATAAGCATTTCTCTAATGTTGCGCAGCGCTTCGTCAATCTCCGCAACCGTTACTTCTCCCTCAATAACAATCATGGCGT